ACAGATGCTTCTGAAAACGTTATCTTAGCAGGTCACATTTCTGCTGCGGCAACAGCGTCTCACATCGCAAAGACAGAAGTGGTACGTTCAACTGAATCATTCTCTGACGTTGTTAGAGGACTACATGTTTTTGGTAGAAAAATTCTTAGACCAGAAGCGTTAGTTCGTGGCGTCATAGACTTTGCTTAATCTATAGGAGGAATAAATGGCGACTTATGATTTAACTCCTAACGGAGGAACTGCGGGTCATCCGGGTAACGTTGCAAGACCTTACGTAATGACCTCAAAAGTACACGACACTGCAGACGGTGGTACAGGTGGAGACGTTGTTCAATTGATTGACGTTCCTGCTGATAGTATGATCGTTGCAGGTGCTTTAGAAGTTTTAGAAGCAAGAGGTAACGGACAGATCACTCTTGATGTGGGTTTCACAGGTGGCGATGTAGACTGTTTTGTAGACGGTTCTGCATGTGCTGCAGGTTTTACACCATTTCTTGAAGCTGCCGTTGGTGCTTCTGGATCTAATGCTAGAATTTTAACTTCAGCAGATACTATCGATGCGTTAATTCTCGATGGTGGATCAACAGGTGAATCTGCACTACGTTTTAGAATACACGTAGTTTTAGCAGACGTTTCTGTTAATCCAACTGAAACTGCTACAGTTTCTACTGGCACATAATAAGGTGGGGTGGGCAACCACCCCTTCTTTTACTTTCACGGGGGAAGATCTTTGTTAATAAAGGTAAATAATGTTATTGCAATTACTAACCAAAGAAGACATAGACAAATGTTTAAGTCTTTGCCCAAGCATGGTAGACGGCAACAAGACACAGCCGTTAAAAAGCGTTAAGAAAAATTCAGAGTCTGTAAAAGTAGACGATGAAATACGAAACTTAGTTTCAGCACGAATTATACACAACCCGTTTGTTGATTCAGTTATTAACCCCACACGTGTATCGGTTAATTTTTACAACCACTACAGAGAGGGTGATTACTACAACAAACACGTAGACAACTTTAAAGCCGAACCTAAAATAAATCACACTTACTTTGACTATGGTTTTACAGTTTGTTTATCAGATGACTACGAAGGCGGGGAGTTTGTACTTGACAATGAAATAGGTGAAATACCTTTTAAATTAAAAGCAGGTCAAGTTTTATTCTTTCCAATAATTTATCCACACAGCGTAAACAAAGTAACTGGTGGATTACGAAGAGCCTTAATAGGTTGGTTATCTACGAATGTAAGTTATGAACAAAGTTATGTGTTGCGTAACCTATACGAAGTAAATGCACACGCAATACAAAACAAACAACACGATTTAGCCGTTAAATCTACTCTTGTACAAAATTATTTAAAGAAACAGTGGGGTAGATAATTGGCGTACTTAATAAGTAACGTACCACACTTTAAATGTTGGGTACGAAAAGAATTTACACACAATCACCAGATGTATCATGGTGAATATTTACACGGACTAGCAATAGCCGTAAACACAGTACCAGACAGATGTCTTAGTTTTCAAGTTGTATTTACAGGATGTGAAAGTGATGACGATGAAAACGAACCGAACGTACACGGTGGTGCAATGTGGGCAAGGATGCCAATAACAGCACTGGTTGCTGATATACCGTACGAAGAGTGGCCGCAGAAAATGCCAACGCATTTGGCTCAACCGTGGGATTGTAGCTCACACCACCACTCAATAGTACGATTAGACAGAGTTAGTTCTTCTCCGTGGATTTGCAAAATAGACGGAGAGTTTTACAAAGGACAATATCTGTTCACTGTAGATTACACAGAAAGTGACATAGCAGATGACCCTGCACAACACAAACAAAGTCACGTGCTACAGTTAATAGATGCAGAAGATTGGACAGGTAACATTGTTGCTTTGCCAAATAACAGAGTAAGGGCTACAAGTCCTGCACTTTGGGAAACTGGGGAAGGTCCTCCAGATTTTAGACCGAGCCAGTATATACACAACGCAGAGATTCACGAAAGCTATCTTGATCCTGCAACAACATTTAATAACTTATACGTGGAGAATGACCAATGATGGGCAAAAAGAAAATGATGAAAGGTGGCGGCAAAACCAAGAAGTACATGGCAGGTGGCGGTAAAACCAAAAAAATGATGGCAGGTGGTGGCAAAACCAAAGGTGGTAAAGCAGGCGGTAAAATGTCTTTAGCACAATTAAAAAAAATGGCTAGTAGTATGGGAATGAAAGTAACTAAGGCATAATCATGGCTGCTAAACGGGGAAGCATGAAAGGTCACACTATTGGAGGTGGTCACAAACGCCCAACCAAATCTGGTGCGGGAATGACTAAAAAAGGTGTGGCTAAATACCGAAGAGATAATCCCGGAAGTAAACTTAAAACTGCTGTAACAGGTAAAGTTAAGGCGGGAAGTAAGGCTGCAAAAAGACGTAAATCATTTTGTGCAAGAAGTGCAGGACAAATGAAAAAGTTTCCTAAAGCAGCCAAAAACCCAAACAGTAGATTGCGACAAGCAAGAAAACGATGGAAATGTTAGAATCTTTCTATCTTAAATTATCTAATTTTTTTAATAAAATTGGAAATTATTTTTACATAAAACACGTAAGTATAATACACAACGAACAAAGAGCAAGAGGATTACGAAAGTGATACAAGCATTAATAGGACCAATAGCTAATCTCGCAGGCACTTGGTTTCAAAACAAAGTAGAAAAAACAAAAGCAGACGGACTGGCTAAAGTTGCTGAAGCCAAAGCTCGTGCTACCGTTGCAGAGAAGGTTGCTGCAGGGGAAGTAGAATGGGAAGGCAAAATGGCACAAGCCACAGATAATTCTTGGAAAGATGAGTTTGCCTTAGTAGTTTTGTTAGCTCCTGCAATTTTGGTCTTCATTCCGGGTATGACAGAATACGTAAGAAATGGTTTTGAAGTCTTAAATACGCTTCCAGAATGGTATCAATATTTATTGTTTATTGCTATATCTGCATCGTTTGGAATTAAAGGGGTCGGGCAGGCAGCAAAAATGTTAAAAAAGGGAAAATAATGGCAAAAATAAAAGAATCTAAAAAGTTAAAAGGTTTAACAGGTTCAGAGTTTGTATATCACGACAGGTTAGGATTTGCTGTAGGTGAAAAAAAATATGAAAAATCAAGATTGCGTGCATTAGAACAAAAAAAGAAACGTAAAAAAGAATTAGCTAAACAGGTTCATAAAGATACTATAAGTAAAGGTGATAGACTTATTAAAGATATAGAAATAACAGAAAAAATAAAAAGTGGTACAATAAGAGACTATAGACCTACAGAAAAATATAAAGGTAAAATTAAAACTTATCCCCAACCTAGAAAAAGTGATTTAGGCATGGAAGATCTAATGAAAGGTTATGCAAAAGAGATAGAGCAAGATAAAAAAGATACAAAACTTTATGGTAGACCCAAGAAAAAAGGAGAGTTAGGAGTATGAAAACATATTATCATGGTGGATCTGGTATGACTACAGGTATGAAAAAAGGTGGTAAAGCCAAAAAGAAAAAAAGTGGATCTAAACCGAAAAACCCTGCGTTATACGCTAGAGTAAAAGCAGAAGCAAAACGTAAGTTTAAAGTATATCCATCAGCGTATGCAAATGCGTGGCTTGTGCGTACATACAAGAAACGTGGTGGAACTTACTAATGAGTTTAACCAAATGGTTCAAAGAAGATTGGCGTGATGTTAAGACTGGTAAAAAGTGTGGTCGGTCTGGTAAAGAGAAAAAAACACGACCTTACCCTGCGTGCAGACCCAAAGCTGTTGCAGGTAAAATAAGTAAACAAGAAGCAAAAAAGAAAACAGGTCCTAAAGCTGTTAAATGGTCTGTTACCGCATCAGGCAAACGAAGAAAGAAAGCAGCAACAGGTGGCAAAATACATCGAGGTAGAAAGGCAGAAATGGCATGACATTTAAAGTAGAAGGGGGTACGAAAAAAAGCACTGTTGACAAAAATTTGCCAACTAAAGACATTCCAAAATATAAAAGAAAAGAAAAATCTAAAAGTATAGAAGGTAAAGGAACAATAAATTTAGGAAACATAAGTATAACTTTAGGAGGTGTGTACACTAGTGGGCGAGCTAAAGAATCATTTCCGGGCAATATCTATAACATACCTGATAGAAAATCAAAACAAATATATAGAAAATTAGAAAAACAATTAGGTTACAATATAAATAAAGACACAACATTAAATTTAAAATTAGATAGAGACAAACTTAATAACTTACCGTCAAAACAAAAAAATATAAGTTTAGGACTTACAGGTAAATTAGGTAAGGGGACATTTAGTATTGAAGCAGGAAAAGGCGAAACAAAATATGGTAAACTACGTTTTAAAATACCATTTTCAACAGGGGGTAAAGTTCACAGAGGTAGAAAGGCAGTGTTTAAATGAAGTATAATAGAGAAGATCTTATAAAAATAATTGCAAAGCACGAAGGTATGGTGCTTGAGCCTTATAGAGATTCACTCGGTATATCTACTATCGGGATTGGAAGAAACCTTGAAGATAGGAGTATTAGTGACGGTGAGTTGATGCACATGAATAAAACTCTTGAAGATGTTGTTAATAATGGTCTGACTGAAGAAGAAGCCTACTATCTTTGTAACAACGATATTATGATTGTAGAAAAAGAATTGGTTGCAAACAAACCTATTGTTTTACAACTTGACGATATAAGACAGATGTGTCTTGTTGATATGGGATTTAATATGGGTGTACCTAGATTAATGAAATTTGTTAATATGTGGGAAGCCATAGAAGAAGTTGACTTTCAATGGGCAAGTGAAGAAATGCTTGATTCTCGTTGGGCAAAACAAGTAGGTAGACGAGCAACCCATTTATCAAAAGTTATGAGAACGGGGGAATGGGGTGAATAAAAAGAAAAGATGTGACACTTGCGAATGTTACGAATGTGACTGTGACGAGTGTGATTGCGACTGCCACCACAATGATAGAGTTTCTACTGATCTTTATGATCGACAACCAGATAGTGAATAAAACACAAAGATTTCAAGATATTGACAGATGTCTTTATTTTGCTGAACGATTAAATAAACAACCAAGTATACCTTCTGAGGAAGGAGATAAACGAATAACAGCATATTGCAAACCTATTAACAAGTAAGGGGAATACATGTTAGCAGAATTAGCAGCGGCCAATGCGGCCTTTGCGGTAATAAAACAATGCGTTTCAAACGGTAAAGAACTTTCTAACGTTGGCAAACAGATAAGTGATTTTGTTTTTGCAAAAGAACAAATACAAAAAAAAGCAAGTAAAAAGAAAGCAGGTGGCGTAGGTGGTGGTGATTTAGAAGAGTTTATGGCTCTTGAAAAAATAAATGAACAAGAGAAACAACTTAAAGAAATAATGATTTATGCAGGGCGACCCGGACTTTGGCAAGACTGGCAACAATTCCAAGCAGAAGCACGTAAGTCTCGAAGGTACGCAGAAAAGATGGCAGAAAAACAAAGAGAAGAAATGTTACAAATTATTGGGTATATTGTTGCAGGAATTATATTTGTAGGAGGAGTAGGGGGAATAGTTTATTATGCAGCTAAACTAGCAGGTAAAATATAATTTTCTTGCAATTTTTGTAGTTTATCTGTATAATAAAGAAACAACAGGAGTTTCCCCCATGAAGTCATTAGCAGCCCAAGCATTAACATTTCAATACAAATTACAGTTAGAAAACGCAAAAAACATTATTAACATGAATAATATATCATTAAGTAGAGTAGACGAAGCCTTACAAGATATATTTACAGCTACAACAAAATTAAAACTCCTTAATGATCTTGTAGAGAATAACATAAAAAAAGTAGAAACACAAGAAGAAAAAAAAGATAAAACGTAAGTTATTTTTAAATATATACGGAAAACCTTTTCGCTTATTAACCATAAGTGCAATAAGAGAAATAAATAAATTTTTAAACAGTCCTGCACGCATACAAAAAAAACATGCAGAATATGTAAAAAAGAAAAAACTTCAAGAAAAAGTAAAACAAGCAGAGTTACAAAAAAAACTTGAAGATGATAAAGCAAAACAATTAGAAAAAAAGAAACCACGTAAACGATATGGCAAGTAGTTATTTAGTATTAATAAACAATGTGCTTAGAGATCTCAACGAAGTTGAATTGACCTCTAGCACTTTTTCTTCTTCTAGGGGAATACAAACTGCAGTAAAAGATTACGTTAACAGAGGTATAAATGATGTAATTAATGCAGAATTAAACTGGCCCTTTACAAGAGCAGAGGGTTTAACTGACGTTATTGCAGGTAAACAACTTTACAGTTATACAACTGTATCATCCAGTTTGAAGTATGTTGATTACGATAACGTGTTTCTTGTACCTAAAGATTACATAACCAATGGTGATTTTGAAATAAGTGGGGCTGCAAGTATAACAAATTGGACAACCGTATCAGGTAGTCCATCAGCTAGTTCTAACTTTGGAAATACATTATTGCTTTCAAGTGCAGAAGCAAGTCAAGCCGTAAACAACTTAATTGTAGGCAGATCTTACACAGTCTTAGTGCAAACAAGTGGTGCAACTTTAACACTTGAAATTGGCACAAGTTCTGGCGGGTCGCAAACCAAATCAAGTACTTTAACAATAAGCAGTGCAAACGAAGTGTTGTTAAGTGAGATAAGTTTTACTGCTACTGCAACAACTCACTATGTAAGTTTCACAGAAGCTTCAGGTTCATCAGGATATGTTAAGTTAGTACAATTGCAAGAAAACTTATCACCAAAACGTCTAAAGTATTTATCTTACGAAGAATACAGTGAAAGATACAGAGAAAGAGATTCACAACCTGATAAAGATAAATTTGGTGTCCCTGAATTTGTATACACGAATTACAACGATGAAATAGGATTAACACCTATACCTGATGATAGTAACCGATCATTACAATTTGACTACTACATTATCAACACTGATTTATCGGGATCAACCGATACTTCTGTAATACCTACACGATTTGAAAGCGTAATTATAGAACGTGCAAAATACTACGCATATACTTTGCGTGGTGATGTTCAAAACGCACAACTAGCTCAAATGCAATTTGATAAAGCTATAAAACGCATGAGAGTAGAATTAATAAATAGAAAAGACTACGCAAGAGCTGTTTAATGCCAGATTTAAGTAACACCGCAGCTTTTCCTTTTGTTTGTGAAGGTGGATTAGTTCTTGACCAATCAACTTTTATAATGAAACCCGGACAAGCACTTGAGTTAGAAAACTTTGAACCTGACATTGAAGGTGGTTACAGAAGAATAAACGGTTTTCAAAAGTTCGTAGGACAGACTGTTCCAGAAACTGCCAGTAGCACAGAACCAGTACTGATGACAACTATATTTAACAACTACGTTCTTGCGGCACGAGGAACAAACATATTTAGTTCGGCATCTACACTTTTAACTACAAAAATAGCTTCGGCTACAGGTATGACAGGTTCAGGAACAATAACTGTTAAATCAACTACTTCGTTTTCATCAAGCGGTACGTTGTTTATAGATTCTGAACAATTTACGTACACAGGTAAATCTGCAACCAGTTTTACAGGGGTAACACGGGCAGCCAACAGCACAACGGCTGCAGACCATTCTGCAAAAGCAGTTGTATCTGAAACATGGACTACCAGAGATAGTAGTCGAACAAGTGCAACTAAATACTCTTTTGAAAAGTTTAATTTTGATGGCAACGATAAAATAATAGTTGTTGATGGTAATAACGACCCTACAGTATTTAACACGTCTTTATCCGCTACAGATGTAACAACAAGCAGTGTAGAAGGTGCAAAACACGTTGCAGCATTTAAAAGTCACATGTTTTATTCTGGCATGGCAAGCACACCACAAGAGTTAGTGTTTAGCCAACCGTTTGATGAAGATGCGTTTAGTTCAGGATCAGGTGCAGGAAGTATTAAGGTTGATGACAATATTGTTGGACTTAAAGTTTTCCGTGATAATTTATTTATATTTTGTGAAAATAGAATATTTAAACTGGGGGGTAGCTCATTAAGTGATTTTGCTATCGTACCCGTAACAAGAAATATAGGATGTATAAATGGTGACACTATTCAAGAATTTGCAGGTGATCTTATTTTTCTTGGCCCTGACGGGTTGCGTACAATTGCGGGAACTGCCCGTATCGGTGACGTGGAATTGGGAACTATAAGTTCTAACGTACAAAGTTTATTTAGAGAAAACATATCTGATTCAGGATCGTTCACATCACTTGTAATTCCTGACAAAACACAATACCGCATTTTCTTTTCAAAAGAAGGTGGGGGTGAAAAAAGCACAGTTGGAATTATTTGTGTTATGAAAGGACAAGCATTTGAGTTTGCAAAGTTAAGAGGTCTTAGACCTGCGTGTGCAGATACAGTCATAGAAGAAGGTGATGTAATACCTTTGCACGGTAGTTTTGACGGTATTATATACAGACAAGATCAAGGGGATACATTTGACGGAGATCTTATACGGGCAAAATACAGAAGTCCAGACCTTACATTTAACGATCCCGGAATACGTAAACACATGCAACGGGTCAACATTAACTACGCACCTGAGTCAACTATAGATGCAGACTTATTTGTAAGATATGATTACGAAGCACAAAATTCAACACGACCTGCAGCCTACGCATTAGACAGTTTAAATGTTGCAGGAATATACGGATCAGGTGTTTACAACACAACCTCTTATGGAGGTCCTACACAACCTATTGTTAGAAAAGCAGTAGAAGGATCAGGATTTGCGGTAGCACTACGAGTAGAAGACGGGGCAAATAGTACAGCACCTTACTCGTTAAAAGGTTTTCAATTAGAGTATCAGTTAGGAGCAAGAAGGTAAATGGGGGCAACATACACAAGACAGTCTACGTATGAGGATGGCGATACAATCACAGCCGCACATACCAATGACGAGTTTGATCAATTATTAGCAGCTTTCCAAGCAAGCACAGGACACACTCACGATGGCACAGCCAACGAAGGAGGTCCTATAAACAAACTGTTAAGTAACACACTTACATTTGGGGCTGCAACATCTGGAACAGACATAACTATCACATTTGACGGAGAATCAAATGATGGTGTTTTAAAGTGGATGGAAGACGAAGATTACTTTGAATTTAGTGATGACATACTTGTTGCATCTACAGAAAAGATACAATTTAGAGATACAGCAATATACATTAACTCTAGCACAGATGGACAGTTAGATCTTGTTGCAGATACAGAAATACAGATTGCGGCCACAACAATAGATATAAATGGTAACGTAGATGTATCGGGTACTCTTACTGTTGCAGGTGCTTTAGACTTCGGTGATGCTAACATTACTAACGTTGGCTCTCTTGCTCTTGATACAATTACAAATGACGGCACAGATATTACTTTAGATTCATCTGGAGATATTATTCTTGATGCAGGCGGTGCTAATATAACATTTAAAGATGATGGTACATCAATACTTGACATTGCAAATAATTCTAGTGATGTTGAACTTACTGTAAGTGTAGCAGATAAAAACTTTGCAATTAAAGGAACAGATGGTTCTAGTGCAATTACTGCTCTTGACATAGACATGGCTCTTGCAGGTAAAGCAACATTTAGTGGTGATGTTGTTGTTACAGGAGATCTTACAGTTTCGGGTGACGACATTACTATGGCAACAAACACTTCTGGTAATATACTTGTAGCAGATGGAACAAATTTTAACTCTGTAGCTGTTGGTGATTTATCAGCAATAACAAGTGTAGCATCTGATGATGTTTTATTAGCAGTAGACACTTCAGGGGGTGGACTTAAAAAAATTACAAGAAGTGCATTGGTTAGTGGTTTGGCAGCAGGAACAATGTCTAATATTGTTGAAGATACGTCTCCTCAACTTGGAGGGGATTTAGATACTAACTCTGCTAATATCCTTATTGATGATGCACATTTTATTGGTGATGAAAACGGTAACGAACAAATAATATTTCAAACAACAAGTTCTGCAGTTAACCAGTTTGACATAACAAACGCAGCAACTGGTAATCCACCTAAAATATCAGCAACGGGTGGTGATTCCAACATAGACTTTGACATAGAAGCAAAAGGCACAGGACATGTAACTGTAAGAGGAAATACTAATCCGGGTTCAATACAGTTTAATTGTGAAAGTAATTCACACGGACAAATAGTTAAATCCCAAGCACATTCTGCTTCGGTAACTAATGTATTAACACTACCTGCAGGAGCAGACTCAAACCTTATATCAAGAGTATCTACAGATACTTTAACAAATAAAAGTTTTGGAGATGATGTTTTAATAAAAACTGCTGATGGTGCTATTTTAAAACTACAAACTAGTGATACTACAGTAGCTGACGGAGATGTTATCGGTGCTATAGAGTTTTCTGCACCAGATGAAGCGGGTGGCACAGATGCAATAACAACTGCAGCTTCTATTGTAGCAGAAGCAGATGCAACTTTTGCGTCAGATAACAATCAAACAGATTTAGTTTTCAAACTTGGTAGTTCTGAAGCAGCAACAGAAAAAATGAGACTTACCCACGAAGGTAATCTTACAGTTTCTGGAGATGCAACCATTGGTGATGATTTAGTATTAAATACCGATAGTTCTTTAATTAGTTTGGGTGCAGGGGCAGATGCAACCTTAACCCACGATGGAACAACGGGTGTTACTATTGCTGCTAACCCAATAACTATTGATTCTGGAGATGCTTTAAATTTAGATGCTCATACAGGTATATTTATATTTAAAGATGCAGGGAGTGAAGTTTTAAGATTTACAGAAGGAAACTCTGGTGATGTTACAATTAAATTGGCAACCAATGCTAAAGATTTAGTTTTTACTGATAATGGTGACGCAACTAATATGAAGATATTAGATGCAGCGGCAGGTATCAATGTTCCGGGTGAAGTACAGACAACTAAAATAGCTTTTACAGATGGTGATGATGCTATAACAGTTGCTGATGGTGGTGGCATTACTGCGGCTAACGGTATAACTTCTACTGCGGCCAGTAATACATTTGGTGCTACAAGTTTTAACGATGCAAACATAACTAATGTAGGTAGTATTGCACTAGACAGTATTGCATCGGATGCAGGAACAGGAACTGCAATAACATTTAGTGCAGGTAACGTGCCTAACACAAATACTAATACAAGTGTTAGTGGAAGCACTGCTCCTGATTTCTCACAATACACAAATTTTATTTGGACATTAACAGGTAATTTAGTGTTGACTGACCCCGGAGATGAGGTTGCAGGACAATCTGGAATATTTGTATTTATACAAGATGGAACAGGAAGTAGAACATTATCTCACGCAGCAGACCAATATTTTGTTGCAGGAGGTACTTCAATAACTTTAACCACGACAGCAAGTGCTGTTGACATTGTACCATACTTTGTTCAAGCAGATGGTAAGATTCATCTTGGTGCTGCTCAACTAGCATTTGCAGAAGCATAAGAGGTAGGATGACAGGTTCAAATTCATTTTGGTTTGCTAAATCTGATACAGGTTTTTATAATGATGTCGTAGGGCAATCTTTAAAAATAGACGATGGTTCAGATGCTAGATTAACTCGTACATTAGGTACTGCAACAAGCAGAGCAAAATACACTTTAAGTTGGTGGATGAAACTTGGAAACACACCTAACACTGGTAGCACTGCAACTATCTTTGATTCAGGTACAAGTGGTTCAAATTATACTTTTATAGCTTTATATAATGGTAACAAATTTGGTGCTAATGGAGTGTCAGGTGGAAGTAACAGTTATAATTTAGCAACAAATGACTTAATAATAGACCCTGGTACTTGGTATCATTGTATGTTTGTTTACGATTCTGCACAATCTACAGATACAAATAGAATATATTTTATAGTAAATGGAACTAGAATTACAAGCACAACTGGTAGTCCCATATATCCAACACAAAGTTCTAACGACCCTTTTTGGAATAATGCTAATATTCATTATATAGGATATGGAGGAGGTGCAGTTGGTGTTGGTGATTTTGATGGTTATCTCGCTGATGTTCATCATATAGACGGACAAGCACTTGATGCTGATGATTTTACGGAAGCAAAAGAGGGGACAAGAATACCTATTGAGTATTCAGGTAGTTATGGAAATAATGGATTTAAATTAAATTTTAAAAAAGAAGAGGCATCTGCAACTGGATATTCTCATTATTTTAGTGGTAGTGCTACTACATTTTCTCATGCTACCCATTATGACATAGGAAGTTCTGATGATTTCACATTAGAGTTTTTTCATAAATCAGCTATGAGTGATGCTCCAAATACATTAGGATATTATCAAACAGCAGGTCCGCATTTTATGCTTCAATTATATGGCACTTCAACTGTTTATATGTATACAGGTAATGGTGCAGCACGAACATTTACAATGGGAGGGGATGCTTCCTATACTGCAAATGCTTGGAATCATACAGCTATTGTAAGGTCAAGTGGAACAATGAAGTGTTATATTAATGGTTATCAAACAACAGCAGGAACAACCTCTTATTCAGATACAACAGCATGGGACACAGATAGATTTGGCATTGCAAGTGGTATGCCCGGACAACCTGCTTTTACTGGATATATAAGTAATGTAAGACTTGTTGTAGGTAGTGCTGTATATACATCTAACTTTACACCATCAACAACACCACTTACAAATATAACAAATACAAAATTATTAGCTTGTCAAACAACAACTCTTTCAAAAGATAATAGTTCAAATGATGTTACAGGCACTACTTCAGGAACAATTACAGCTTACACCGATTCCCCATTTACAGGTGGAAGTCCTTTTTATAACGATAAATCAGGAACAGGCAATCATTTTACTCACACAAATATGCTACCACATGATGTAG